ATATATATTGTTTTTGTAAATATAAACAATTATTTAACATCTTCCTCTTTTGGAAAAACCTTTTCTTCAAGTTTCTCTAATTTGTTTAGTGCAACTACTAATGCTTGTTGTGTTAGTTTTATATCGTGTTGCATTTTAACTAATGTAGATTCTTTCATTTCTGTTGTTTGATTTTCTCTATATATAATATACTATCCATCAGTTCCTCTTGCAGATGATTTAAGAACTTATAAAACCCATCAGGAGAATCGTGTAGTGTAGTTCCGTATTGCAATATACCATCTCTGCTTCTTGCCCTCATTTTGTTTATTACATCTTCTACTATTTTATCTTTTGGCAAATGATTGTAGGTTGAATCAGTTGTCCATTGTTCATTTATTTCCTCCCACTTTTTTATACTATCTCCCATATATAAATGTTTTAATTACATATTCTATAAACCTAAATGCTATATATCCTACTATAAGATTAGCCATATAAAGTTTTGTATTTGTCTAATTCTTTTTTTAGTTCTTGTATTTTCTCATCAGCTTTTCTTGCTCTTATAACTGCTCTATCTTTATCTGCTCTGTACTCGCTTATTGTTTGTTCGTATAACCTTTCATTAGTTATTAGGTTGTGTACATAGAATCCTACTTCTTGCCAAGCAAAATATAAAGTGTTTAAATCCTTATTTTCAGGTTTTGCTTTTCTCCACTTGACTATCTTTTCTCCTACTTCGTTAAAGTTTCCGTAGTACTCTGCTTCTTTTATATTGTTCATTTTTTTGTTCATCAGAATTTACATTTAGTACAGTTCCATTTTTCGCCTAAGTTATTTATAAATTCTATAAATTCAAACTCTTGCTTTAAATAATGCCAACCTATGTTAGGTTCATACCAAGCGGTTACTTTACATTCCTCTAATGGTATATTAGTATTGTCATCTTCATATTGATGCTCTACCTTTATAGCTATTCCTTTTTCTCCCCACCTATCTACAATTCTTTCAAGTATTAACTTTTGACCAGTAGGGATTTTATTGTACTTCCTTTTTACCTCTCCTAATATCAATATCTCGTTGTCAAACTCTAAAACAAAATCTATATCACTAGGATGCAGTTTACCATTTTGCACTCCAGTAAAATCTATAACTTGCTTTACTTGGTTTCTATTTCTTATTAAACTCATAAATATTGATTATAAACTGCTACTAAATCCTTGTAAACTATTTTACCAAAACTACAAGGTGTACATTCAACTTTGGTTTTAAATATTCTTTCATAGATAGCAACAAAAGTGTTTTGCTCATTAGGGGTAAACTTATTCTTTTTAGTATCTACTGCCATTTTAATTAAATCAAACTCTTGCTCTGTTAAACATTCAGGTTTCTTATATCTAAACATTTCATTTAGTTTTACCTTACGTTCATCACATCCACAATCTTCTCCTGCAATAAACTTTACAGCTTTCTTTATACCGATTGCTTTTGTTATCTTCTCAACAGTATCTCCTAATCCCTCACTTGCTGCTGCGTGTTTTAATTTCCATTCTCTGTACTCTTTAGTACGTTTATCTCCTTTAAATTCTATCATAATCTCCGTGTTTATAATCTAAATAATCTTCTTCAAATTTATCTTTTATTTCTTGCTTTGCATTTTTTAGTGTATTAAATATACTTACCCAACTTATATTGGTTTCTGCTGCAATGCCTCTTATAGATAAGTCGGTATCTCTGTAGAGAGAAAACAATTTCTTCTCGTACCATCTCCAGTTATCTATGTGGTCATCTATCATTACGCATATCTTGTTATACGCTATTTGCTCATCCATTTCCGTATAGTCTTGAATTTGTGTGGTAAACTCGCCATCATCGATAGAAACTTTATTAATCTTTCTTTTACTATTATAATATTGGTAATAGAGAGAACGCAAAGTAAAATACATATACCCACGACTAACGATGCCATTTCTAATAATCTTGTTTTCATCAGCGTATTTATAAATAGTCAAATATCCCTCCTGTACAATATCTTCACAATAGTTGTACTCTCCAAAACTTTTAACGATAGCTATCCATTCATCGTGCCTTTCAGCAACTTTAGCTAACCATCCAATCGGTTTATCCATATTACAGTTATACTAATTACTCCGATAACACATTGTAATGTTATTTCGTTTCCTTCTTCTAACTGTTCTTTGCTATATAAAAAACCAAACATCATTCCGATTACTGGACTTAAAATAATATCTGCGTTGTTTCTTTGACCTATTATTAAATAAGCTAAAGCTACTATCATCAAAAGTCCTATAAACATCATACGTTTAGTTTTTGTATTTTATTTTCTTGTATTAAATCTTTTCCTAAATATTCAAATCCTACATTGTTTACTTTCATTCTTAAACTTATAGGTTGTTCAAATGTAGTCGGTCTACCTCCTGTTTCGTTTTCTTTTATTTTAAGAACGTGAATGTGACTATACATCCAATCAGTAGGATGCGCTACATATCTGTGAATACACCATATATCATCTGCACGTGAACTTATCTTAGAACCACCTTCTGCATCACTCATAGCTAATGGTCTTGTTAAACCTTCGTATTCGTGTCCTTGATAATGTACTTGCCGAAGTGCAGAAGTTACACCGTGAGCATTTACACAAACCTGTATATTGTTTTGTTTAGTAAATATTCTTAGTTCAGTCAATACTCTATAATCGTATTCGTGAGCATTACCCACCATCTTTAATATAGAAGCATCTTTTGCTAAACTATTATAAGGGTCTATAAGTAACCCATCGTAGTGCCAAGCATCTTTAATTTGTTGTGCTTCTTTTAACAGATTCTTATAGGTGTACATATCTTCTACATCTATAATTTTAAAATGCATATTTGACCAATCAACTGCTTTAGATATTTCTGTGTCACTTGCCTCTTGAATTGGTTTCCCCATATAAAACTCTATAATTTTTCTTAATATAGATTCAGGAGTGTTTTCACTTGACCATATTAAAAACTTTAATTTGTGTTTTTTTGCCCACAATACATAAAAATAAATTAAGGTTGTAGTCTTTCCAACATTAGCGTGTCCTATTGCAATTAAAAGATTTTTTTTAAACCTTATATGTTCATCAATCTCAGGAACACCTATCTTTAAACCCTCCTTTACTCTACCATATTTAATATCTAGTATCTTGTCTTGTAATGTCTTTGCGTGTGCTATCATATTCCCTTTGGTGTCATTGCGTACTTTTTAACTACTTTTTCATTTATTTCGTTTCTATTAGGTTCTATGTAATATCCTACTATTGGGTTTACGTTATAGTTCCAAAAATCACCAGGAAACTCTTCACCTACTCTTAGTCTTTTCATAAAGGTATAAAAAAAGGGGAAATTAATCCCCTTGTAAATTAAAATGGTAAATCTGCTGTTTCTTCTCTTGCAGGATTCTGTTGGTCATTTCCTACACTTGCTATATGATTAGCTACTCGCCATCCTACTATACTGGTGTAGTACTTTCCGTTATACTCATTACCTCTTAGGTTAATTGAAACACTTACAGGATTACCTACTTGATACTTATCTATAAGAGTTATATTATCTCCTAGTAAGTCAATAGCTAAATCTTGTGGGTATTTATCGTGTGTAGTAATAACAAATGTTCTTTTTTTCCATTCGTTTCCTCCTTTACTCGTTCCTGTTACTGTGTCTTGAATTAACTTGATATTTCCTATTATATCCATAAATTTTTACTTTAATTGATTGATTATTATATTTAGTTTTGTAATATACTTTATTGATTTTACAATTTTGCAAGTTCATCTTGTACTTTTTTAGATACCTTGTACTTGCTTTTTATAGCTTCTACGCTACCTCCACCTTTTATAAATTCAATAGCTTTACTAAATTCAGGTGTGTTTTGGTTTAACCATTTCTTATCTTCAGTTACTCCACTCGCTACATTACCATCATCATCTACAGCTTGTAAGCCAAGAAGTGATGCTAAAGTATATCTACGATAATATGTAATAGCAGAACCTAACTTTTGTGGGTCGTTTATTTCAGGTAGTTTTAAAGCTGATATAACACCACCAGTACCATCAATACATATAAGTTTACTATATACACAATCTTCCTCTATTGGTTGTAATAGAAGTAACTTGTGTTTTTTTAGTAAAGGATTAAGTTGATTGATTAGTGAGTTAATGTCAAAATACTTTGACTTGTAAAAAGGATTACTAGCATCTTTGCTGATTGTACCTATTTCTTGTTGTAAGTTAAATAACTTTTGATTAATGTTTGTTTCTTTCATAACTTAAAATTAATTGTTCTTTGAGTTTTTCGTTTTCGTATTGCAGTTCTAAAGTCTTACCATAGAGTTCTGCTTTTGTGTATTGTTCCATATTGGTAAAGTTACAAAAAAAATATTAAACAAAAAAAATAGGGTAAGAAACTAATCCTACCCTACCTAACAAAGAACAATATACAAGAATTATCAAGTAAGTTTTTTCAATCGGTCATTATAGTCCTCTATCATTTCTTCTAACTCAATATTTGTAAATTTACGTAGTTCTCTACTTTCTTCTAAAAGTTTTTTAGACAACTTATTACCAAGATATAAACTATACTTATATTGCTCTCCTGCTCTATATACATTACAAGCTACGCATTGAGGTTTTACGTTCTCTTCCGACCAACGCACAGAGTAATGCTTTCTACTCATAAAATGCCCTGCTTGGATTTCTTTCCAAAAGAACGTCTTATTGCAAGTAACACAAGTACAATATCCATTGTTGTCTGCATTGCTTAATCTAATGTACTGACTAAATACCGCATCTAGTTTTTTAACTAACTTACTTCGTGTTGGTTTTTTAGCAGTACGTGGCATAGTTTTTTTTTAAACATCCATATGGTTTAAAAGTAAATTACCATCGGATTCATTAAAACCTTTTATTAATTTATATAAATATTTACTATCTGATTTAACTTTATTTTTTTCTGTTTTAGTAGAATCTTTACCAAGATTTTGATAACTAATAGCATCCATCTCTAAAATACTATCTGTTCTTTCTTTTACAGTTAATTGAAAATCTTTTGCAATTTTTTCTGCTAATTTTCTAATTGTTAAATCTTCCATTTATTTATATATATATTAAAGTTAATAATTAAATTCCCACTAACCCACCAAAGTTACACGCTTTTTTTTTAATATGTAAACTTTTTTAATGGTAAGTTATAAACAAGTTATTTGTGCTTGTTATTTCCAAATACTTTTTCTACACCTCTTGAACCAAAATATCCACCAATCACAATAGATAAAAGACCAGTTATTGAATCTAAAGGATAACCTAGATACCAACCTACTACGTAACTTATTGTAAGAAAAACTAATGTTAAAGGTCTAACGTTACTTGCTAACCACGAACCACTACGTGAATCAGCTACCCATCTACGAGTTGTACCATCTATCTCAGCACGTTCTATATCAAGTTTTTTGAGTGCAACTTGTTTATCCTCATCGGTCATTTCAGAACCTCCTATAATCGCTTGTATTACGTTTCCTGCTAACGTATCTCCTGCTACAGCTTCAACTACGCTTGGTATCTTGTTTAAAAGGAATTTACCTACTTGGGTATCTTTGAACTTCTTTCTATCGCTCATTTCTTTTTAGCAGGTTTGTTTTTACCTTTCTTTTGCGCTCTAGTACAATGACTGTATTTACCTCTACGATTTAATGATTTACCCATAGTGTACTACCTACTGTATTAGTAAGTCCAAACTGAATTAGATTTACTGGTATCTGTGTCGCAATGTATAAAGGTTTTTGCAATGCCGATACGTTTAAATCCTGCTTTAATAAGTGCGTTGAGTATAATGTATCTTTCGTTTCCGTTTGATACGGCAATGTCGGCTGCAACACCAATGAGGTGTGATGAGTTAGGCACTCCTCCAACTTCTGCGTTGTGTTCTTTAGTTCTGTACCCTGATGTGATTTTAAATGGTATGTTTGCAAGTTCTCTTGCTTGTTCCAATTTAGCAAGAAAATCTGAATCCATATTAACACCTGAATTAGGTAATGATGGACAATTAAACTCATCTAAAGTAAAGTACTTCATTTTTTAAGATTCTTAATTTGTTCTTTAAGTTCTTTAAATTTATCTTCTAACTCGTCAGGGATACCATCCTTGTCTTTATCTACAAACATTCCATAGACAGTAAGAACTACCATTGTTACTGCTAGAAATAATATTATTGAAATTGCTATTACTATTACATCCATATCTATTAATTTAAATGGCTACCATCACAATACCCTTCAGGGTTAGATGTGCAACCACATTTACATTTAGGTTTACTTTCCATTTTTTGGTGGGTTATTTTTATCGTCAAAATCCATTGCAGCTTTTAAGATAATCTTATCCATCATATTGTCTTGGTTCTCTAGCATCTGCTTTTGCAAATCTATTACCATATTCTCTAAATTATCTTTAGCTGCTACTAACATCTCTATTTGATGTTCTTTCTTCTCTAAACTCTGTTTAAGAGAATTTATATCATCAGGCTTACTACCTGTTATAGTAGCTACTGTAATACCGATAGAAGCACTTATAGTACCTATTAACATCATTACAACCTCCTTGTTAGTGTCTAATACAGGGAATTGAATTAAAGTAACTATAAGACCAATAACAAATAGGAATATAAATAAACTTCCTACGTAACTTCTAATCTCTCTAGCTACTCCGTTTTTAGGTAATGCCATTTACTTTATTTTTTTATAAATACTAATTGTGGTATATCCTATTGCTAGACAAAGTGATATTGTCTGAAGATAGGGGTTTGCTTCGCTTACACTAATCCCAAGTGCAAATAGATTCATAACTGCTATCTTCAAATCTTCCATTACTTAATTGCTAGGTAAATCCAAGTTTGATTTGTTCCATTTAAATCAGTTGATATAAAACTAAATCCGTCATCTTCAAAATTAACTCCATAACCTGGGGTATATTCTGCGTCACTAGTATTAGCATTTAAGAAATTGTTTCTTGGGTTTGATGTATTTCTTACAGAATCAATCATATACCAGTCTGATGCAGAGCTTGTTCTTTTGCTTAATAAAAACCTTGGTCTAAATCCTATAGTTTGTTTATTACCTGTCGTCCCTGTCCCTGTATAACTCCCTATCTTCTGATAGCCTGTAACAGAGTGGAAGCAGTAAGCGATATGTTCGTTATTATTACCATTACTTACAGACGTAGCACCTACTGAAAAAACTGTCGATGTAGGGGCGGTCGCATTGAATCTATTTGACGATAAGCCTTTTTGAGAACTATCATTTAAATTTAGTGAGTAATTCCAAGCTATAGCATCTGCTCCAACTACCCAATTTGTACTTGAATCTAAATTCTTAATTATTATTAATTCAGGTGCTGAACTTAATCCGTGACCAATATTTGCAGTATTTCCATTTCCTGTATACTTCACAATACTAAAACCTGCCTCTGCATTTACACTTACTACACTATCTATAGTACCCTCTGTGTTTATCTGTGGGAGGTTGTCATCGTGGTCACCTGCTTTCCAAACCCAAGCAACGTGTTTTTCGTTATTTGCATTAACTCCTGAATTTGCTCCAATACTAAATCCATTACTATCAAAAGAATTAAGACAATCTATTTCTGTATTTTCAGCAGAAGTTTGATTTGACATTATTCTTTGATTTGTGCCTCTAATAGTATCAAATAAATGGTGATTATCAGCTCCGTCTCTATCCTTAATCCAAACCAAATCAGGTTTAAAATCTGTATCAATACTTTGAGTTCCACCATTACCTGTATAAGCAACAACATCAAAGCTATTCTCTACTGTTGGAGTTGTAATGTCAGGGTCTGCTGCTATAGCAAGGTAGATAAAAGTTACTCCTGAAGTGTTCCAATTACCGTTAGACTTCATCTCAAAACCATTAGAGTAGAAGTAGTTATCGCTATCATTATACTCCGTAGAAGATAAGTTAGGGTATAGCTGACTATCTGCATCTCTTTTATTGTCCATAATTAGCCAAGACCCTGTACTTGAGGATGGTTTAGCTAACACAAAAGCAGGTTCAAATCCTGTTTCTATAAAGTTACCTGCTGCCCCTGTACCTGTATAACTCCCTGCCTTCTGATAACCATCTACTGAATGGAAGCAGTAGCTAATAAATTGTTTACCTGAACCATTTACTTCCGTATAAGATGCAAGATTTAAAACAGTTGATGATGGAGCAACACTATTAAACATAAGTGGACTATTAGCAGGATTATCATTTGAAGTTGTGTTTAACAACATATAACCATCTTCAGGATTTCCTGATTGTCCTACTCTTGAATCTTTATGATATGAAAACCAATTATGAGCAGAGGATGTTGATTTTATAATAACAAATTCAGGGGCTTGACTTAATCCGTGTCCTATTGTAGCATTTGACACACCATTCCCTGTATACTTCACAATACTAAACCCTGCATCCTGATTAGCCTTTACAGTACTCGCTATAGTTCCATCGTTATTAGTAGCAGGTGCGTCTGTCCCCGCGTTAAAACACCAAGCTACGTACTCATTATTAGAGCCTCCAAAATCTCCTCCTGAACCTACCGTAAATCCATTAGTATCAAAAGAAGTTACGCCATCTGATTGGGTTACTTCTGCAATACTCCTATTTGGTCTTACATATTTTGTTGTACCCCTTAAAGAGTCAACTATGTTATGGTCGTAGGGTTGATTACGGGTTTTTATCCAAACCAAATCAGGACTAAATTTCGTAGCCTCTTGGTAAGTTACGTTAGAAGCAGTACCGTCATAAGCGTAGGTTACGTTAGTTGCAGTACCATCGTATAGTTGTTGCTCATCTCTTGCATCCCCATCTAATTTGTAGTATGCAGTTAAGTTATCTGTTGGAATAGATGCAGTTGTATTGTTGTATAAATATCCTACTTCGTCTGATGTTAGTGCGTCTGAATATATTCTTACATCGTCTAATTTGCCGTTAAAATACTGATAACCGCCTCCGTGTCCTAAATGTGCTGCTGGGGCAACGTTGAACGTTGTTGTTGGTGCTGTTGCAGTGCCAA